CATCAGCCGTAACTTGTATCTGTAAACTCATTTAGCCAATCTTTTAAATATTTCTCGCATCTCATCATCACTCATCAACTGACCATTTTCCTCATCACCAGGCAACTGCCACAAAGCCTCTGGTGTTTTTGGTGCGGTCTTAGGATCACCCATTAACCGCACCATTGTAAACATCAAAAGTCTTGTTTGCTTGTAAGTGTCAACCTTTCGGGATTCACTTCCTCTTATCATTAAAGAAAACTCTCTTGGACTAATTTTATAGAAATCATTTGGTAGTAAACATAAGTCACCAAACGCAAATGCTTCTATTTCTTCCCACGAGTAGTCTTTTTTTTTGCTTCTATCTTTGGTTCTTCTTTTGTCTTTAAGAACTCATTCTGACTCCAAATTTGTATTACATCCTTTATGTCTGATAATACTCCTTCATTATTCAGATTGGCTTCTATAAAGTCAACAAAAGACTCAAAGCTATGCTCAATCTCTACATCTTTAATTAGGCAATTGTTATAATAACCGCTATATAAAATATGGGCAATCCCAATCTCATTTAACTCGTTATTTGTATAAGCCTTTCCTTCTACGAACTTATCGGAAAGGTATCTAAAAGATGCCATCCCGAATTTAAGTCCAATCTTAGTTTCGTTAATAGTAATAGTAGTGTAGTTCATAATTAAGGTGTAACATCAACAACTCCGGTAGAAGTAACAGAACCAGAGAAATTGATAAACTCAGCAGTTGATTGATTAAGAGTCAAAGAAGTTACATAACCAAGAAATTGATGGTAGTATGCAGCACCTGCACTTGAACCACTAACAACTGGGTTTTGAACTCTTACTGAAATAAGTGTTTTTGCAACCATAGCAGCAAGCAAATCTTCGTAAGATATTTGCGATCCACTTGGAGATACCTCACAAATTGCATCAAAATCTACACCCATTGTAGCATCAGCAACTGATGTCAAAGGGCCACAATTTGTTTGCTCAGTTGTTGAGTCAACAGTTGTATTAACTGATGATGTGCGCAGACACACAAGATTTTTATATGATGAGCCACCGGCTACATCAATCTCTACGTTTTGCAATGATCCTAAAATCTGTCCCATTTTATTCTATTTTTGAATTATTGAATTGTTGATTATTAATATCTTTCTATTGATAAAATTGTTTCCTTCTTGCATAGTTAAGTATCTTGATGATGTTCTGGCTGTGGCATATATCTGAAATTCATTATCTCCAATATCTTGAACACCAGTAGTAGGTATTAACAAAGTTAAGATTTGGTCAGCAATATCATCAATAATACTATTATTTCTTATCATGTACTGCTCGCTAAATATATCAATTACCACATCTGCGCCACTTACAAACAATTGATTGTTATTGTCTGCCGATTCTGTTATATCACCAATTATTATATAGTTTTGAGGAACGGTCTCAAAAACATCAGTTCCGTAAACAGGAACATTCTTACCACCGTAAGTAATATTACCATTTAGTATAGCCAAGTATCTAACCCTTATATTATTGCTACAATCTTTCATTCCTTTTAAATATCTGCTTTATATTATTAACAAGTGATATAAGACCACCTGTTACACTTGGGTAAAAATATGGAGATGGATACATCCATCCTTTACCATTCTTATAATACTCTTTAGCCAACTTCTGCCACTCTTTCTCCTTGCCAGGGTATTTTGGAAAATACCTACCTGTTCCAAACTCAATATATGCAGGCATATCATCCCCACTCTTTCCTGCCACTAAGCTATAAGCAAACGGTCTATTTTTCTCTGCTCTTATTGTTGCTCTAATTTGAGAATAAATTTGCGTTTCACCTTTAATTTTAGAATTGCCATTTGGAAATAAAGACTTAGCAGTAGTAGCCATTTGCTCAGTAGATGCAGCCATCTCTCTGTCCACTTCCATCATTGCTGAATTATACTTATCCTTTAATGTTGCAAAAGTTGCATCAATACCAGTAATCCTAATATTTAATGGACTTCTTGCCATTATATTACAACTTTTTTATACTGATGATAATTAAGGCCATCCCAATTTGGGAACTCTTTTAACATACCCATCTTTGCATCCCCTTGGAACTTCTTACCCCTATTCTCATAAGACCAAGCAACCAACGTAAGTATATCAGTTGCCAAGTCCTCTGGAATAGAACTATATCCGCATTGGTACTTTATTACATAGATACCTGCCGTATAAACCCATATTTTACCGCCTATAACCTCAAAATCGCTATTCTTTGTCAATACCTCGTATGTGTTCATACCCGTCTTAATCTTTACCTCATCAACACAAAGCAATGGCCCGTATGGCACATCAAGCATCCAAAAGCCTTGGCTCTGTGGTGTAAGCTCAACATTTATCCTTACTGACTTGTTGACCAAAGAACAACCGGTCAGTTTCTCAATATGAACCCTTGCGCCATTAAGCAAGTCACCAATTAGCACATCATCGGTATCATAATTAGTTATACGCAACCAATTCTTAGCATCGGTAAGACTAACCGGTTCTACAACCGCGTCAGCTAATATTGTTATGCCGTCTATATATGTCATCTTTAATTATATTTATTAACACTTTCTCTAAACCAGGTTTCAAACTCATCAAGCGTTTTTCTTGTATCAAACTCTCTTGATCTCGCTTTTGCTTTTCTTGATGCCCAAGAATAGGTTTTTTTGTCATCCAACTTTGTAATGGCTTCAACCCAGTCTTTAACATTGCTTCTATCTTTAATATAAATACCTGCTTTATCACAATTCTCTTTTAATCCAGGTGTATCAGTACAAATTATCGGTATCCCACTACACATCGCCTCAGTTGCTGTCCTTCCCCAACTCTCATACTTTGATGGCATGAGAAGTATCCTTGTCTTTGCGTACCATTGCTTTATATCTGCCGAATTAGGCACATAAGTCATATTTGGTAGGTTTGGTCTTATTTGCTCATCGTATGACCCTAAAACACCTAAAAATGACTTGTGTGGCATTGCTCTTGCAATCTCGCCAAATATCTTTCCACCCTTGTTTTCGTTTAAGTTGATTAAAGTTATATATTCCGACTTCTCTGGTTCATTCTCTAAATCGTAGTAATTGTAGTCTACTGGCGGAGTCAATATAAAATTACTAAAATTATAGTTCAAAAGTTCTTTTAACCACAAAGAATTGTATATTATGTGCTGATTTTTTTCCGCATCAATAATCTCTGGATATGGATGACTGTTGTGAATCAGATGAAAAACAGGCTTTTTATACATTTTTGCTGCATGGATTGTCCATCTTGTGTAGTCTAAATGAGTAAAAACCGCGTGCGCCCATGTCAATAATCCCTCAATAACATTTGGGTTTGGAGGAAATACATCAATGCCATCAAAAACATAATTATTCCTAACCTTATACTTATTCGCATCATGTAAAAGAACTCTTACATTGTGGCCCTTAGATTGCAAATCTTTGAGCATAAAATGTAGCATCCATTCCGCACCGCAATTATGCTCTGGTGGGTAAAGATGCACAGAAGCAACTATGTTCATAGTTAAATTAGTTTAGCTGCCGAGTCATCAAATATTCTTGTGTAATCGGCAAAGTGATTCCATAAATCGCTTTGATGTGGTTTTTGCCAAGCAATCATGGGTTTAATAATATAAGTGTTTCCTCTTGGATGTATATTAGTTTTTAACCAATCATCAAACATAATACTTGTATCAGTATAATCTTTGCACAATTCTTTTGGGTTATTATACATCACAGCGTGTGTTGTCCATGCTCCAAATGTCTTGTAAAGATTATCACTATACTTTTCAATTGGAGCAATAAGATTTGCCCCAAGATAACACAATTCCCAATCATTTGGTAATTGAGAAACAGCTTCCTCAAAATGATTAAAATCCTTTATCTCAACATCATCTTCAAAGAGCAATAGTACGCCATTTGTACTTTGCATTATTCCTTGCATTGATAGATTAAAAGATGTTTTTGCATCCTTATTTGTAACCGCATACACAACCTCACCGGTCAATGAGTTCCTATGCATCTCTTTCAATGCACTATAAAGCATTTTTGAGTTATAAGTAGATAGTATTTTTACTTGCATAGTACAAACTTAAAAAAAAAGGGGCGATAAGAATACCGCCCCACAAAATATACACTTTAAAAAAAACAACCAACCTATATAGCTCCGTAAAGTGCTGCTGTTGGTTGGAACTGAAGCAGTTCACAACGAGCCTCACAACGGAAGGTAATCAAATTCTTGATAAAGTCATCTTGATCAAACTCTGTGCTACGAACATTCAAACCAGATTGTTGAGCAATGGCAAACTTGGTAGTGTCCATTACATACATCTTAGAAGCTGTAACCAAAGAATGAGGGATAACAGGGATACCAAGGATTCTTACATTACCATTGTTGTCTATAACCATTCCACCAGGAAGTGAATAATCGTTAGGCTTGGTTTTCAACAAAGCGGCCCAACCGGCATGAGTGGTCAAAGACAAATTCGGCATCCAGTTCAAAGCACCCAACTGAGCAACGTAATCAATGAACTTCTCGGCGGTGTTAGCACCAGAAGAAGAACCTGCGGTTGCAGAAGATGCAATGGCATTAAGATAATAAGTATCTTCTGCCTTTTGGAAATCTTCAATCAGAGACTGCTGAAGGTATGCTTGCAAGAATGGCAAATCATCAATCATCTGACGGCTTACTTTAGCGTAACCTGCGATGAAAGACAATGCTGTGTTTACAACTGTTACATCGTAATCAACTTGTGGTTTACCAGAACCTTCAGTTTGCTTACCAAAAGAACCTTCACCTACTGGAGTGTTACCACGAGGAAAAGAAACTGATCCGGTAGAAACGGGAATGATGTTGAAAACTGAACGCAGATGTGGGTTAACATAAGACCTCAAATAAGAGTTGTCAACATAAGAGGTATAAACAGAACCAGTCAGGTTAGTACCGATGGTCATTGTTTGTACAGCTTTGGCATCCATTTCGTAGTTGAAACCTTTACCATTGCCACGAGCAGCAGCTTTGATATCGTTCCATCCTTTCTCAACAGCAGTACCAATCTCGTTCTTAATGTTCATGATATGCTCACCATAAGAAGTTGCTACTTTAGCAGTTTCTTTGGCTTGCAACTTTCCGAAAGCAGCTTTAGCCTCAAGAACTTCGTTCCTTGCTTCAGCAGCAGTCTTGTTAGCTTTAACCAACTCCTCGTTGATTTGCTCAATCCTTGTTTCAAAAGCCTTTGCAGCCTTCTCTGTGTTGACGGCTACTTCAGCCTTCTGCTCTGCGAACTTCGCATCAAGAGCAGCTTCAAACTTTTTTAAATCTTCCATTTTACTTTAATTTAGAATTTATTTAATATTGTTATTAGTGTATGCTCAAGCTCCTCGTTATTCTTTTGCTGCTCCGGTGTTTCTACAACTGCCTTTGTGCTACTCGTCTTTTCTATCGCTTGTGCCAACTGCCTGACCTTAATCAGACATAGTTCAATTGTTTCATCAGTTACATCGCTGTTCCTAATAAACTTCTCAAATGTCTTAATTTGTTCTTGTATCTTTGCACATTGCTCTAAACTTTTTATCCCCAAAATTGGTGTATATTCATTTGCACCCCATGCAGTAAGGCTTGAACCCTCAAAAAGCATGACCTCGTATATCTCATTTGCTTCCATTCCGGCTTGCTCCCTCAGAGTTCTAAACCCAATTGAATGCTCACCAATCAACCCACTCTCAACCATTTTAATAAAGTCTTGCCCAAGTTTATGGCTACCTACTTGGGAACGATAGTATAATCCATACTCATCTTCCCTTAGCTCCATTATCTTGCCAAGTGGTTGACTTGGGTCATGGTTTAGCAAATGCTTTACCCTACCCTTTGCCTCTGGCCCCCAATCTTGGATTGACCGCTTAAAAGCACCTGGCATCATTATATCGCCATCGCTATCAACCATTCCAAATGCAGAAAAATAACCACTTACCTCGCCTTTCTTTGAGTCAACATCTTTTACATTAGCCTCAAATGATTTGTAATTATATATCATACTTTTTTTATTGTCAATTTGATTTAATTTTCTAATTGCCCACTCAATTCCTGCATCACCACCCCATGCATCCCACATAATGCCACCACAACCCTCAGAGTATGGCACATCCTTGTTTTGCTGATGCCTTTTAAAAGATGCCATTCTTGCAATGGTATCTCTGCTTATCTTCTCTCTACTTGCCAACTGATTTGCTCTTGTCCATCCAACTGGTGTACCACAGTCGCTACCATTCTCCTCTTTATACTTCAATGCCCTTTTAGCGTTGTTGGTTGCTGCTTCTGGGTAATCGTTGTAGGTTTCTTCTTTGTATTTGTCTGGTTCTTCCATACCATCTTCTTCTTGTGCAAGATAGGCAACAT